TTAAAAATTAAGGTAATTAGCCAGTTTTTCAGTGGCTTCGTTTTTTTGCTTGGCAGTAACTGCGGTGTAAATATCTAAAGTCGTGCGATAGCTTGAATGCCCTAACTGGTCTTGTACTGACTTGATGGAAGCATGGGCTTCAAATGCAAGTGTCGCATAAGTGTGGCGGAATGCGTGAACCGTGACATGCTTCAAGTCATATTTAGTTAGAGTATGTTCAAGCCATTTACGTGGCTTAGATGGTTGAAACATTTCGTTATTTTCATTGGCAAACACATAGTGGTTACCCTGATTAATGTTGAATCCGAAACGTAGTAGCCATTCTTTTTGATCAACTTGCCAGCGTTGCAATATTTTGACCGTAGTGGGATCTAAATACACCGTCCGATTGCTACGCGCTGTCTTAGGCGCTTGTACTAGCAGACGGGCACCATCACCACGGGATTGTGTTTTATTAACCCGTATAGTGTGATTGCTAAAATCAATGTCAGACCATTCTAAGCAAAGCATTTCAGATTTTCTCATACCAGTAAAGGCCGCTAAACGAAAGAATACATTGGCTTGCGGTGTATTGTCATCATCATTCAGGCACTCAAAGAAGTGTTGTAATTCAGCCTTATCAAAGTAATTTTCTAAATTTTTGCGTGAACGATCATTTTTATTTACTGGCACAATAACGCGCTTGGCGGGATTCTCACTGATCAAGTCAATGTTGATGGCATAATCAAGCACCTTGGCAACGTAATTCATTAGAGTATGATACTTTACTAAGCCAGCATTAAACCACTGATTTATGGCTTTTTGACAATCCTTAATGGATATTTTAGCAATCCGGTAATCACTAAATATTGGTAAAATATGAAGCCGGAACAGCCGTTGAGTCGTTACCCAAGTGCTTTCCTTAACCGTTTGTTTATATTGTGTGAACCACAGCTGGTAAATATCTTTAAAAATTGTATTATCGTTTTTAGTTGGTAGCCCATGATTGTAAATATCAAGTTCAAGTCTTGATAATACAATCTGGGCTTCTTTTTTTGTCTTGAATCCACGGCGTCGGGTATTTTTCTTTTTTCCCGTTAGTGGATCAACGCCTAAATAAACTTGAAACTGATAACGGGTATTCCCGTCCTTGTCCTGATACTTTTTGATTGTTGCCATTTATAATTTCCTCCATAACGTACCTTGAGCGGGGCAGTGTTATGTAGAAATTAGTCGATTAAATAGTAAAGTATTTGTAATGATAGGATTTACCGATATCTCTAATTAAAAGCTTCAAAGTATCTCCAGATTTGTATTCATGATCAAGTTTAATACTTTTATCAATAACAAATTTTTTAGCACCTCCAACCAATATGTCCATGATATCTGACTTAAAACTCAGAGGCAAGCAACTGTATATTTCGTCAAAGCCGTCATAATCTCGAGTTGCAATATTCGAGTTTAAATAGTCGTCAGGCTCATAAATAAACCTGAATGAATCTTCAGTGTCACCAGAGACCACATGCAGGAGTGCAAAGGGGGCAATTTCGGGATCTGAATCATATTCGTCGTAAATGCCTACTTTATACTCGAATGTAATCAGATAGGGAGAATATTCAAAAAAGTTAGATGGATCTATCTCTAAATAGTTACATAGCCTATCTATTGTGTTAGTTGCAATATTTGCATCCGGATTGTTAATTATATTAGATATTGTGTTTCTAGATATTTTGGTATCATCTGAAACTTGTTTATTAGTTAACTGACGTTCGGCAAGGAGCACCTTCAATCTGTTTGCTAGCATATAGAACACCATCCTTCATTCAAAATTATAGCATTTAATAATATCAATGTGCAAACACACATTGACAAAAGAAAAATGGGTGTGTAGTATATAAATGTGCAACATCTAAGTATAGTGTGCATAAACACATTAGAATACAAAGAGGCGAAAAATAATGCAGAATGAATTACCAAAACAAATGAATTACAAGCAAGCATTGAAGTTTTTTAATATTGGGTCGTATAACACGTTATATTCGTACATTAAAGAGGGGCTTAAAGTTACACAGATAGGTAGTGTTAAAAGGATTGATCAAGATGACGCAAACGAGTTCTTAGAAGCACACAAAGTTTAATGCCTTGAGCGGGGCAGAATGAATTTAAGGAGGTGGTTTCATGATAGCGACAGCAATCTCATGGGCAATCAAATTTATAATTGTGTCGTTTGTCGGCAACGTGGTGGTTAAGTTAATCAAGAACCCGCGTCGGTATTTTGGAGTGTGAGGTCAGTCGCATGGGAAAGCATACAAAAAAGACCTACTTTACTTTGGCGAGTAGTAGGTCGAAGAGTTAATCAAAATATGCTTTCCCTTATTTTAACACGAATAAGGAGAATGGAAAATGACAAATAGTGAATTAGTGGAACAAGCTAAGAATTTATCAGTGGCACGTGACAATCTGCAAATGGCAATTGATTACTTAGATATGGTATCTGCGTCAGTTAATAGTGGGGACACATGGGCAGGACAATTATTTTTCTCAGACCACCGCGCTGGAAACGTTGTTGAAAACATGCAAAATGTTGCTGATTCGATTATGGCAGTTAGCAATGACATTTGTCCCGAAGATTAGGCGGTGATGAACAATGAAAGAGTTCGCAACGCTTGATAAAGCAATTGAGCTGGCCCAGCAAGGCTATGCGGTTTACCCACTGATTGAAAACACGAAGAAGCCACCTAAAGGGGTGGCCGGCTACCAAGCCGCAACTAGTGACCAGAATACCATCTTTGCATGGTTCAAAAAGCACCCGACTTACAACTTAGGCTTGCGCCTAGATTTATCGGATTTATTAGTTGTTGACATTGATATGCACGATCCAACTAAAAACGGCCGGACTAGCTTGGCACAACTATTTAAGCAAGGACAGACGTTGCCGAATGATACCTACATTGAACGGACGGCTAACGGCGGCGTACATTACTTTTTGAAATACGCGGGTGCTAAGGTTCGTAAAATTGACGTTTGGCCCGGGATTGACTTGTTAAGTGACTTCACGGTGATTGCACCCAGTGAAATTAATGGTAAACAATATAAACCTTTAGATAGCCGAACATTGGTTGATATTAAGCCGGCTCCTCAATGGTTAATCGATAAGTTGGCGGGCCAAAAAGTGAACTGGCCGTCAGAACGCGCCTATGCCACACGCCGAAAGAAGTATACCGGTCGCTTGTTAGATGAAATGGTAACCGGGACAACCCAAGGTAATCGCAACGCTTGGTTAACTAAAATTGCCGGTCATATGTTTGGCGTCGGTGCTGATCCTAAGACGGTCTATAACATGCTGTCAGTGATCAATGATTCGTTCATTGATCCGGCGCTACCAAGCAAGGAGGTTAATGTGACTTTTCAATCTATTTTAAAACGAGAGAGTAAGGGGGCTCATTAATGGGTAAGGCATTGGATTTACCAGCAGAGGCCCAAGAAGCGGCCAACAATGTAATCAAAATGCAACGTGCCGCTGATTGGCAGAATGAATTCAAAAAGAATTCGGACGATGGAATCAAAACACAGTCTCTTTACAATATCCGCTTAATTATGGAACATGACGAAATGTTGAAAGGGCTAGTTGTCTTTGACGAGTTCTCGGAACAAATTGTCAAAACACCACAAGCAGAAAATTCACTGTTCAAAAAAGGTTTTTGGAATGATGGTGATGACACGTTATTGAGAAGTTATATTGAAGATCATTACAACTTGTTATTCAGCAAGGAAAACATTACCGACGCGGTAGTTACAGAGGCACGCCGCAAGACAATCAATCCGGTTAAGGCTCGTATTGAGGCAGTAGAATGGGACGGCCAACCACGTGCTGAACGTTATTTCATTGATTACTTAGGTGCCGAAGATAATCACTACACCCGCACCATCACCAAGAAATGGCTAACTGGTCTTATTGCCCGGGCCTATGTTCCCGGCGTTAAGTTTGAAATTGTTCCTATCTTAGAGGGAAGCCAAGGACTTGGCAAGAGTACGGCTGGTAAGAATCTATACCCGGATAAATTCAATGATTCGTTGAAAGGAATGGGTAAGCAGAAAGACGATTATCAACAGTTGCAAGGTAGTTGGATTATTGAAGTTGCCGAGCTTTCCGCCATGAAGAAAACGGACATTGAGGGAATTAAAAATTTTATTAGTGCACAATCCGACACATATCGGAATAGTTATGGCCGCTATGCGTTACCGCACCCACGTAAATGCGTATTTATTGGCACAACTAACCAAACTGACTATTTAAAGGACGCAACCGGTGAACGGCGCTTTTATCCAATTAAATGTGGGGTCAACAAGGTCAAATTAGATGTATGGCACCCGGACGAGAATTACATTCTTCAAGTATTGGCGGAAGCCATGTACTGGTTTAGGAATGGTGAACTGCTATATCTGGATCAGGCCACTATGAAAGAGGCTAAGGCGTATCAGATGGCTGCGGAAGCTGTCGACCCTATGCGAGATGCCATCGAAGAGTTTTTAGCAATGGAAGTTCCCGCAGATTGGGAAAACATGAGTACCGGCTTAAAACAAAGCTATGTCAGTGACTACGGCCATCATTCTAAGTGGCTAAAAGATCAAGTTAGTAATGAACGGAAACTACTCAACCAAACAACAACTCTGGAAATCATGGAAGTTGTCTTCCATAAAACAGTCGATCGTTATTTAACCGGGCGAACAAACTCGGAAGCTAAGCGAATCAAGCTATTAATGGACAATATGGACGGCTGGGAAGCTAAAAGAATTAGAATGAATGGAAAGTTTCCACATGGATATGTTCGCGTACAATGATCGAAAATGCTAAGTGTACCACGTTGTACTGGGTAATGAACCACGTTAGGCCACTTTGAAACGTTGTTAAATCAACGATTGTCCGCGTGTACCACGTGTACCACGTTAAAACGAAAAGTTTCAAGTACAGGAGGAAAAGGAAAAATGAAAGTAATTTATCCAAGTTTAGTTGAGCAAGCTTTTGACATTTACGTTAAACAATATGGACCAATTGTCTCAAATAGAGTTAATGAATTGAAATCGTGTATTTACAGAGTCTTGATTAAAGAAGGTGCTTTAGATCAAAATGGTGATCCAACTCAAAAAGCAAAAGATAAAGGATTGGTTGGGAGCTTTACCCCAAATGAAGATGGAGAATATGAGCCAGAAACTTTAAGAGACTTAAAACTCATGTACCCCATTTATGCACAATTTAGTGACGATCACTTTATGAAATCAAGTCAAGGTTGGTTAGCTGACGCCTACGTTATCCGAAACGTTTCAAGCCAAGTTTTGAATAATCCTTTAAGCGATGAAGAACAACGCAAAAATGCGTACAAGATGTTGGAACAATTAGATGATTAACATGATAGAAAGGATCTAACTATAATGATTAAAACAAAAACGATTATGCGAATGTCTGTACAAGATTTAGACCGAGCAATTAACAGAGAATTAGCCAACCGGATTGATAGTGACAATGTCATTGACATTAAGTTTTCAAGTAACGCGTTTGGGGCAGACCTAGATTCTTCTTCTGCAGAATATTGCGCCATGATTATTTACAAGTGAGGTTAGTTAATGAAGAACTATAATCTAAACCGCCTAAATAAGCGGGTACAGTTTGGCACCGTCAAGTCTGTTCAGAACCCAATAAACGGCACAACCAAGCAACAATTCGTGCCACTGTTCACTGTCTGGTGTGGTGAGTATACGTTGACCATCAGTAACACTATTAGCCTTACTGGTACGACTGCGACAACTAACCAGCTAATTGCGGTGCGCCATGATGAACGAATCACGACAGCCTTGGAAGCAATACTAGATGGGGTTACGTATAAGGTTGCTGGCGTCAGTTCTGATAGCGAACTGAATGCCTATGACGTGGTCACACTAACTAAGGTCAACGGTCATGGCTAAGCCAATGAAGCAATGTGAGCACCCGGGTTGTCGGACGTTGGTTGCCTATGACACACGCTACTGTGAGAAGCACCGCAAGGCAACTAACAAGTGGCGGTATCACAAACGCATGTACGATTCAGACGAGAGTAAGTACCAGCAGTTCTACAAGTCGTCAGCATGGCGCAAGTTGTCACGGCGGTTTCTTGAAAGCAATCCGGTATGTGTACAGTGCTACCAAGATGGAGTGATCCGTAAAGCCGATGTGGTCGATCACGTTATCGAAATAAAGGATGACTGGTCAAGACGACTAGATGAAAGCAACTTGCAACCATTGTGCTACCGACATCATAACCGGAAGACCAGACTGGCTAGAAGGGGACGGCAATCATGAGATAGTAATGTGGGGTATAATTATAGTGGGGTGATAAGCAATGACAATATATACTATAATTCTATTTATCATTACGATTGCCACTACAATCTTGCAATTTATTTTGGGTTACAAGGCTAGCAAGGTCTGGAGTTGGGCTATTCCACTTTCATTTAGTGTTAATTTGTTGGGAAAATATAATTTAGCTAATTTTAACTGGAAAAGTTTTATTATCATTTTTGTAGTAGGTAATATATGGTACTGGCTATGCTATCGAGTAGGCTGGTATACTTACCAAAAAAAGTTGAAAGACAATTTGCATAAGTGAAACACTTAAGGAGAAAGTGTCGTACTGAAAGGTGCGGCGCTTTTTAGTTGAGCGGAGTTTTCCGCTAAGTGAATCAGACTGGCTAAGTTTAACTTAGGTAGTAGATCTGCGCAATACTGCGCTGAACTTTCAGCCGAGCTACTAAGCGGAGTTTTCGACCGAGTTAACCAACCCGCATTTTGCGTCTACGTTGCCAAAAGTGGCAATTGACTGCGCCAAGTTTTCGGCCGAGTGAACAATTCAAGTTGGCGGCTGAATTTTCGGCCACGAGACTAATTCGAAACGGCATGACAGCCCAGAAACGTTGATATGGGGGGGCTATGGTCGACACGGAGGGAGCGGACAGCATACTTTTGTGTTTATAAAAATCCCTTTTTTTACTTCGGCTTTTTGCTTATTTTGCTGGTTTGTGAAATATCCTTACTAATAATGCGAAATTTGAACAAATAAACAGCCAGGGGGAAACGTGTCAATATATACATGTTATTATTTGCACTTTTTAGAGATATGTGCGATAATATAGGTATAATAAACGAATTCTGGATATGTGTATCAATCAGCCGCTATGGGTCTAACCCGTGGGGGCTTTTTGGTACGTAAATTTAAACGAAAGGAGCGCTCCGAATGGGTCGAAAAGTAAAACCCTTGGCTAGTATGAAGAAACATTTAACCAATGATGAGCGTTATCAACGTAAAGACGCTGAAAAAGCGTTATTTGATTACCCGTCACTTGATTTAACGCCCCCTGATTGGTTACATGATCGGGCCTTGACTGAATGGCAACGGGTAGCGCCTTATTTAAAGGCCAATACTCCAATTAGTGAACTTGATCGGGCGATGTTAGCCAGTTATTGCCGCGCCTATGCCACGGTACAGACTTGCGAGAATGATATTCGTAAGAACGGACTGGTACAAACTAATCAAAAGAGTGGTGTGCGTAAGCCGAACCCTTACGTGGCCTTACAGTCACAAGCAATGAAAGATTTAAAAGCCTTAGCCAATGATTTAGGCATGTCGTTATCTAGCCGGGCACGCATGGAATTAAACAAACAAAAAGATGAGACACCCGAAGATACTTTCGAGGCGATGTTGTCATGATTGAATATGTTGACCAAGTGTTATCGGGTCAAGTATTGGCTGGTCAAAAAATCAAATGGGCGTGCGAGCGATTTAGACGCGATCTAAGCCGTTCTAAAGAAACTAGCTTCCCATTCTACTACGACGAAGACAAAGCGGCACAGGCGGTCAAATTTATCGAATTAATGCCTAAGACTGACGGTAGCCAACTCACCATGCAACCATTTCAAAAATGGATTATTAGTGAGCTGTATGGCTGGCGTGAAAAAACTACCGGTAACCGCCGTTATGATCGTGCGTTTATTAGCATGGCTAGAAAAAATGGTAAAACCTATTTAGCTTCTGGCATGGCCGCTAATGGCCTTTTAAGAGAACGACAGCCCGCCCGCAACCGACAAGTATTATTCGTAAGCAACGCCCTTAAACAAGCTAAATTGGGCTATAACATGCTTTCAAGTGGGTTAAGGCAAGTCCGCAAGCAATCGAAGTATATGCGGCAACGGATTAAGGTACAGAAACAAGCAATTACTGACTTAGAAACTGATTCGCAAGCCTTGGCCCTTGCCAGTGATACCAGTACGCTTGATGGTTATGCTGGTACTACCGTTATTTTAGATGAATGGCACGAAGCTAAAGACCGCAAAGTGTACAACGTTTTAAAGTCTGGTCAAGCACAAGAAGATAACTCCCTGCTGGCGGTGATTTCCACCTCGGGCCTTAACCTTAACGTTCCAATGCACGCAGAATATGACATGCTGACGGACGTTTTAAAGGGCAAAACCGAAGCTGATCGCTACTTTGTGGCAATTTGGGAACTGGACGGCCGCGAAGAAGTTTACGATCAAGCTAATTGGATTAAGGCCAATCCGTTATTCAGTGAACCACACGTTAAACAACGCATGACGGAAAAAATTCAGGCCGACGTTGACCTTGCCATTAAACAAAATAATCTCATTCCAATACTGGTTAAGAACTTCAACATGTGGTTGCAAGCCAGCGAGGACAGCTATATTTCAGCAGACGATTGGGCCGCTGGTAAATTGGCAAAGGTGCCCGACTTACATAATCGTGACGCCTATATTGGCATTGATTTATCAAAAAGTAATGACTTGACCGCGGTTAGTTGGTTGATACCAATTGGCAACGGTCAGTTTTATTGTGACAGTCATTCGTTTGTGGGTACCAAATACGGCCTTGATTCTAAGATTAAACGTGATGGCATTGATTACCGGTCAATGGAGCGGGCGGGTGAGTGTAGTATCACCCGATTAGATAGCGGCATTATTGATTATGACAATCTATTTGATTTTGTACAAAAACTGGTTGGAAAATACAACTGGAAAGTGAAAGCCGTCGCTTATGACCCGTATAACGCACAAACGTTAATTACAAAATTCGAGAAATTAAGCTACCCACTGTTTGAAGTACGACAAGGAACTAAGACTTTGAATATTCCAACTCGTAATTTTCGTGATCAGCTTTACGATGACAAGATTAAACATAACGGCAATAAAATTCTCGCTTATGCGGTCAATAATGCCATCTTGAAAGTGCTAAACAATGGTTGGCAACTGGATAAAGCCCGCAATAGTAACCGGATTGACCCGATTGCGGCGTTGATTAACGCGTTTGTAGCGGGTATGGACTATTACCAAGAAAGTGAGGATCAACAGCATGCAGAAGATTACTACAAAACAGCGACTGCGGCAGATCTGTTCTGATTATGTACAAACGATCTTGTTGGTGCTTGGCTTAATCTGCTTAGTGATTGGTTTTGGTTGCTGGATCAGCTGGCAAGCGGGATTGATATTGGCTGGTATAGCCATGATTCTGCTGGCCTTGCTAATTAATTATGAAAAGCAAAGAGGTGATTAAATGAGTTTTTTTGTTAAAAGTAATACCACCAGCGGCACGCATGATCCGGTAGCCGACGCCTTGGTTAGTTTATCAAGTAACGACCCGTATACGTTTGTGAGTGCGGCGGTGCTACGGAATAGTGATATTTACGCGGCGATTAATATTATTGCGAGCGATATTGCCAGCAATCCGATTATGTGCGATACAGCAATCTTTAACACGATGATTAATCAGACCCCCAATAGCCAGATGGACGGGTACCATTTCAAATATGCGTTGGCGGCTAACCTGTTACTCAATGGCAATAGTTTTGCCGAGATTTTGCCTAATCATACATTGAAATTGATTTCCAATAGCCAATTGACAGTTGAACAAGATGACGTCAGTGGGGCGTTGACCTACACCTATACCCCGACTGGCGGTAACAGTCGTCAGATTGCGCCTAACAACATTTTACATTTTAAATATTTCACCAAAGACGGCGTGTCGGGGATTAGTCCCTTATATGCCCTCAAAGATGAACGCCAGATTCAGTCGGCCGGCAATAAATTGCTAACCGGCTTTTTTACTGCTGGCGTGCACGGCACTACGGTTATTAAAGTCCATCAATCTGATTTAGGGCCGGAAGCTAAGGACAATATTCGTAAACAGTTTGATGAAGCGAATACGGGTGACAATGCGGTCAACACGATTGTGACTGACGATACCATGGATATTAGCAACTTATCCTTAAATACCGATGTATTAAAGCTGGTCAACTCGAATGACTGGACGACCCGACAAATTGCTAAAGCTTTTGGCTTACCGCCGGAGCGCTTAGGGGTTGAGAACGATCATTCTAACCAAGAACAAAGTGGCGTGCAGTATCTACAAGGGACGTTGCAACATTACTTTGATAGCTTTACCAGCGAGCTGTCATTCAAGCTTGGTCATGACTTTACGTTTAACACGGACAAGTTATTGAGCCTTGACCCTAAGGCCCAGCAAGCCCAAGCGGTGGCTGGTTTCACTGGCGGCGTTATGAGCCGTAACGAAGCTCGGGCCAAGATTGGCTTGCCACCAACTGACGATGGCAATATTTTCTTAAACTTGGCAAATTACAAGTTTAATCCGAACAAGCCCGGAATCTTTCAATGGCAGTCTGTTGATGATGTATTTTTAATGGTCGTTGATTAATTAGTTCAAGTGCTGCTAGGATCTCATCAGTCGTTACTTGGCTAAAATTGGTCTTTTTCGGGAAGAACCAGCGTAACCGTCTATTAAAATATTCATTGGAACCTCGCTCCCATGGTGAATATGGATGGCAAAAATAAACTTTGATCTGATAATCCTGTTCTAAGGCCTGATAATTGGCAAACTCTTTACCATGATCAACAGTAATGGATTTTACTTGGGGACCGAAGGCCCCCATAAACTTGCCAAAGGCGGTGTTTAGAGCCTTAGCCGTTCTATTAGGGGCTTTGATAGCCCATAGAAGTCGGGTCTTACGTTCTACGAATGTAACCAGACATGATCGTGACTCACTTCGACTAGAAAGCACCGTATCTACTTCCCAATGACCAAAAGCTAACCGTTGATTAACAGTTGTTGGCCGTTGTTCGATGGAAGTCCCACTTGTAAATTTCCCACGATTTTCGCTCACTCGGTGCTGGTGGACATTCCGATTGGGTAGATCAGTCAATTTGAAGGGGAGCCAGCCACGATTAAGCCAATTATAAATTGACGCAGTGCTCAAGTTATAAGCGGCCGCAATGGTTTCTGGTGACCAGGTTAATCGTAAGTGATTGGTAATTAAAGTCGCTAATGCTGCCGTCAGCATCGAACGACGACCGCAATTCCGCCTTTTGCGATCTGCATCTTGCTGAGCTAATTCTGGATCATAAGGTTTAACCCGGTCCAACTCATAGCTAATCGTAGCTTTGGCGACGCCTAAGGCGTCAGCCATTACTTGGTAAGATTTATTCCCCTCATTGACCAGTTGTGCTAGTGCGCCACGTTGAAAACGTGATAAAGTAGATGTACCCAA